TCTGCCGAGTGAAACGCCGAGAGCCGAGCCGAGGAGCTTCTACGCACACATCGACCTTGATGATCAGGAAATCATCGACAAGGCGAGGAACTGCCAGTCAGGGTCGCTGTTCAGTATGCTTTATCAAGGCAACTGGCAAGGCGTGTATCCATCGCAATCTGAAGCCGATCTTGCTTTGTGTAATCAACTGGCTTTTTGGACTCAGCGCAATACTTCACAGATGGACAGGATCTTTCGATCGTCAGGCTTGTATCGTCCAAAATGGGACGAGAAAAGAGGCGGAAAGACTTACGGCGCAATCACCATTGGCAGAGCATGTGCGAATTGCATAGACGTATATGATCCGAACAAGTATGGAGACGATTCTGATATTGCGTTCAAGATATTCGGTGATGGCAAAGTAACAGCTGAAATTCCTAACAAACGCTATGACATGACTGATACTGGCAATGCTCACAGGCTTTATGACAAGTTCGGCAATATTATAAGGTACTCGTATAACCGCAAAAAATGGCTGTACTGGGACGGCAAGATGTGGCGCATTGATGATAGTGGCGAGGTTAAGAAACTGTCTGACATCATCTGTGAAGATATAAAGCGTGATGCCTTTATCGAGCAGGACGATAAAACTCAGCTGGATATGCTCAAGTGGGCAAACAGAACAGCTGGCTCAAAAGGCAAAGAAAGCATGGTTAAAGAGTGTCAACACCTTGATGGAATACCAGCTGATCCGAACGAGTTTGATGTTTACACCGACTATATCAATTGTCAGAATGGTATTGTCAATTTGCGAAATGGAGAGCTTATGCCTCATGATAGTAACTTTATGATGAGTAAAATCACCAATTGTGAATACGATCCGTCAGGAAAAAAGCCTGAACGCTGGTTGCAGTTTATGAACGAGGTTACTAACGGCGATAAAGAGCTTCAACGATATATACAGAAATGTATTGGCTACAGCTTATCAGGTAGTACGAGAGAGCAGTGTGCATATTTCCTGTACGGCATGGGTAACAACGGTAAGAGCACCTTTCTCGACACGATCGCAGACATGCTCGGTGGATATGCGGCAAACACACAGCCTGAAACGATCATGATGAAGAAGTGGGGCGACAGTGGAGCGAACTCAGACATCGCAAGGCTCAAGTCAGCACGTTTTGTAACATCAGAAGAGCCAACAGAGGGCGTAAGGCTCAACGAGGGTCTTTTGAAACAGTTGACTGGCGGCTCAAAGATCACTTGCAGATTCTTGTATGCTGACGAGTTTGAGTATTTACCTGAGTTCAAAATATGGGTCGCAACAAACCACAAGCCGATTATAAGAGGTATGGATCTTGGTATATGGCGTAGAATTAAGTTAATACCGTTCGAGGTCAATATTCCAAAAGATAAGGTTGATAAGAACCTTAAATATAGGCTTCGTAAAGAGTTTCCTCAAATATTTAAGTGGGCGGTCGATGGGTGCATAATGTGGCAGAGAGAGGGTATGGCAGAGCCGCAATGCGTACTTGATGCCGTCAAGGAATACAAACAGGAAATGGATCTTCTTGCTGGATTCCTCGAACAATGCATCGAAATCGATTACGAGAATGACGAACGCATCATGGCGAGTGACCTGTTCAGCCTGTACTCTCGCTGGGCAAAGCGGAACAACGAATATGAGATGACAAGTAAAAAGTTCTTTAGAGAAGTTTCAAAGAAACTACCTGAGAAGGGCAGATGTGGCAAAGGCATATATTACTCGAACATCAGACTGACCGAGTACGCAGAGGATCTCGAAGGTTCTCGACAGTATGATTGGAACAGGTTTAATTGAAAGGAGCAACACGCATTTTGTTTTCACATCGTCAATATATGTGAACGTGTGATATAATGTCAACAAATGGAATTATCCATTTATCCGTGCAACCGAAAGCACGTAAAAAAATGGTACACTGGGGATATAATTGGCGGCATCGGAACTCCCTGAACCGCAACTCGACATGATACAGTCTGCACGTTATATTGTCGGGGTAACGACCAGCAGACTGTTTATTGGGGCATAGTGTAACGGTCAGCACACGAGGTTTTGATCCTCGTAATCATGGTTCGAATCCATGTGCTCCAGCCAAGTAAATCAATACAAACTTGTATAGATAACAAAAATGCTGTATAATGATATGGGAGGTGTTATCTATGCAAGAAAGATGGAAAGCTGTGCAAGGCTTTGAGAGTCTTTACGAAGTTAGCAATCAAGGTAGGATCAAATCTCTAAAACGGACTTTTGTCAGGAGAGATGGCAAGCCATTAACCGTTTCCGAGCGCATTCTGAAGGGGAGTAAAGACACAAAAGGCTATCTGCAAGTGGAATTGAAAAAAGATGGACAACGGGTCATTAGGTTTGTCCATCGTTTAGTTGCAGAAGCCTTTGTTGAAAATCCTGATTGCAAGTCGCAAGTCAATCATAAAGACGGCAATAAACTGAATAATGTTGCTGAAAATTTGGAATGGGTGACTTGCAAGGAAAATATAAACCACGCTTGGGAGAATGATCTGAACAAGCCATTTCTCGGAGAAAATCATCCTAATCACAAGCTGACAGAGGATGATGTGAGATTTATAAGAGAACATTATCAGCCAAGAAGTAAAGAATTCGGTGTACGAGCATTGGCAAGGAAATTCGGTGTAACAATTTGTCCAATAAGGCGAGTAATAAATGGGGAAGGATGGAAACACGTAAAATGAGACTAAATGTTGAGTATGTGCCGATTGATACTATCAAAGAGTATGAAAACAATGCGAAAATTCATACTGATGAGCAGATTGAGCAGATAAAGAAGTCGATACAAGAATTCGGATTTAATGATCCTGTTGGCGTTTGGCATGGAGAATGTGTCGAGGGACATGGACGCATTATCGCCGCAAGGCAATTAGGAATGACCGAGATTCCGATCATCAGGCTCGATGACCTGACAGACGAACAGCGCAGAGCATATATGCTGGTGCATAACAAGCTTACCATGAACACCGACTTCGATTTCGGATTGCTGGGTTCGGAGCTGGACAATATTATCGACATTGACATGGCTGAGTTCGGGTTCGATATTGCAATCGAAGATGATGAGCCTGAAGAAATCATCGATGATGAAGTGCCTGAAGAAGTCGAGACAAGATGCAAGCTGGGTGATATATGGCAACTCGGAAACCATCGGCTGATATGCGGTGACAGCACTGATGTGAATGTGATAGATAGACTCATGGACGGCGCAAAAGCCAATATGGTATATACAGATCCTCCATATGGTATGGGTCTGAATACTGACTTTTCTTCGATGCATAGCAAGATGAATCAGGATTTTGCAAATCATGAGATGAAGGGTACTAATTATCAAGTAGGCAAGGTCGATACATTTACACCCGATATGGTCAATTCTATATTAAGTATAAATGCACCTGAGATTTTCATGTTCGGTGCTGATTATTATGCTGAATTGATTCCGAACCGCAATGATGGTTCATGGGTCGTATGGGATAAAAGAACTAATGATGGTGATGAGTTCGAATCTGATGATGTTGCGCTAGATAGAGGATACGGATCTTGTTTTGAGCTATGCTGGAGCAAGCGTAAGCATAAGAGAAATATCGCAAGGGTAAAATGGTCAGGCTTATTCGGTATGGAAAAAGAGCCTGATCGCAAGCGTGTGCATCCAACACAAAAGCCAGTAAATCTTGCATCATGGTTTATCGAGAAGTATAGCAAACAGAATGATACGGTAGTGGATCTGTTCGGTGGCAGTGGATCAACTTTACTGGCTTGTGAGCAATTGGACAGACGGTGTTTCATGTGTGAGCTTGATGAGCACTACTGTGATGTTATACTCCAGCGGTGGGAGAACTTCACTGGTGAAAAGGCGGTGCTGATCAATGGATAGAGATGAATTGGTATGTGAGATAGGTCGAGTGGAGACGGCTCTTAAAAATACATCAAGCCATAAACTCAGATGCGATTATGGGAAATATCTCAAAAAGCTATATAGAGATTTAAGATATTACGATAGGAATATGAGAAAATGTCAAATGAACAGAAAGAGTATATAGTTTACTGTCATACAAACAAAATAAACGGTAAAAAGTATATTGGAATTACATGTCAAACAGTAAGCGAACGTTGGGGCAGACATGGCGAAAAATACAAGAGCCAAAAGTTCGGACGTGCGATAGAAAAATACGGATGGGAAAATTTTACTCATGAAGTTTTGTTTACTGGACTCTCGGCAAGCGAAGCGAAAGAAATAGAAAAAGAACTCATTAAAAAGTATAATACATTCGGTAAAAATGGATACAACACAACTAAAGGCGGAGATGGTGTTGCAGGTTTTAGATTTTCCGAAAAGTCAAGAAAGCAGATGTCAGAATCCGCAAAAGGCAGAACCGATGATAGGTCAAAGAGTGAAGAATATAAAAAGGATCGCTCCATTATATGCAGAGCAAAAGGGCAAACAGTATCAACAAGACCAGCTGTGAAGGTAATAGATGCTGATGGTAATATCTATGATAACATTCTACAAGCAAGCGAAGCACTCGGTGTAAACTATCATACGCTGTGGAATCAGATAAAAGGTAGACGTAAAAACAAGATCGGAGTGAAGATTTATGAATGAGCAGAATCTGAAGTCGTTTAGTGAACGAACAGAGAAAGAACAACGAGAAATACAGCAAAAAGGCGGCATTGCATCAGGCGAGGCACGAAGACGTAAAAGAGACTTACGTCTTGCACTTGAAATGTTGCTCGAAAAGGACTACACCGACAAGCACGGCAAGGTGGCGAGTGGAGCAGAAGCGATCACAGCAAAGTTATTCGAACAGGCGATGAAGGGCAATGTAAGAGCGTTTGAAACAATCAGGAGCACGGTCGGTCAAGATCCTGTGCAGAAAGTCGAACAGGTCAACTTCGATGCCGAATATAATCAGAGCGTTGAGTATGTCAGGCGGCTGATGGAGGATAATGATGAGTGATGACACAATCAAGAGGTCTGATGCAATAGAGGCATTGCTTCGAATGGACGGTACAAAGATAGACAAAGCACTTGCTATGGGCGAGATAAGGTCTATCCCATCCGCAGACAGACCGCAAGGGTGGATACCTTGTAGCGAGAGATTGCCGAAGAAATATGAGCAAGTGCTGTGCTGTAATAAAGACGGAAGGGTATTTTCAACCGCACTGACATATGTGCATCCCGAATACAAATATTGGTATTTCGGTAAACACAGAAGTGTTATAGCTTGGATGCCATTACCGAAGCCGTGGAAAGGAGCAGACGATGAGTGAAGATTTAATCAAGAGAAGTGATGCGATCAAGGCGGCTGACGATCAGAGCTACATCGCATACGAGATCAGGAAGAAGATCCGAATGATTCCGTCTGCTGACACTCCGTACAAAGTGTTAGCTCACATCGATCTCGACCCTGATGAAGTCGTGGAGCGCATGAAGAATCTGCAAATAATAGAAGTCGATTCTGATGCACCAGCTGTCGAGCAGAAGTGCGGACATTGGATATATCACTTTGATGACTTATTCCCAGCGGAAAGCACTCAAGAATGTAGCGTGTGTCACGAAGAAGAATTCATGAGCATTTGCAATGAAAACTTCTGCCCGAATTGCGGAGCAAAGATGGTGAAAGACGATGAATGACATCAAGGCTATCGTTCAGGACATCAAGAAGTATCCATATAAGATCGCTCGTGCTGTCGGGTTCACGGACGTTCGGGAGTATCCACATAACGATTGGATGCGTGAGATCATATGCGGTAAGGGCGATTATACGCTGTTAGCACACAGAGGCAGTTACAAAAGTAGCTGTCTTTCTGTGTGTATTGCTCTTATTATGGTGCTGTTTCCTGACCGTAATATTATCTTCCTGAGGAAGGCTGATAACGATGTGACCGAGATGGTGCGTATGGTCAAGAAGGCACTCGAATCAGAGATCATTCAGAACATCTCAATCGTCCTGTATAAAAAGAAGCTGATACTGACCGAATCGACTGCGTCATCGGTAACGACTAACCTTTATATATCGCCGTCAGGATCATCACAACTGCTCGGCATCGGTCTCAAGTCGTCTATCACGGGTAAGCACGCAGACATCGTGATTACAGACGATATTTGCAACATATCTGACCGAATCAGCAAGGCAGAACGTGATCGGACGAAGCTCCAATATCAAGAACTTCAGAATATACGCAATCGTGGCGGTAGGATCATCAACACGGGTACACGCTGGCACGCAGACGATGTGTTCTCGCTGGTTGATAACGCTCAGGTTTACGATTATCACGATACAGGACTTATCTCCGAGGAAAAGGCTCAAGAGATACGAAGCAAGATGACTCCGAGCCTGTTCGCTTGCAACTACGAACTTCGCATCATCGCATCGGAGGACGTTATCTTTACCAATCCGCAGACAGGCGCAGAGCCGCATACAGTCGAGCAGGGGTGGGCGCATCTCGATGCCGCTTATTACGGCGAGGACTGGACTGCTCTGACGCTGATGAATATACACGATGGCAAGTTCTATGTATTCGGTAAATGTTGGAGAAAACATGTAGACGATTGCATGGACGAGATCGTGGCGTGGTGTAATCATTTCAACATCAACAAGTTATACTGCGAGAGGAACGCCGACAAGGGCTACGTGGCGCAGAAACTTCGTGAGCGAGGGCTGACGGTATCGACATACAACGAGCATCAGAACAAGTACATCAAGATCGTGTCTCACTTGAAATTCGAATGGTCTGATGTTATATTCGTCAAAGGAACAGACGAGAAGTATATCAATCAAATCTGCGACTATAACGAAAACGCAGAACATGATGATTGCCCTGACAGCTTGGCGAGCCTAATCAGGATTCAAGGCAGGAGGAAGAACGAGACTATGGACGATTTGATTTATAACGAGTTTTTGGGAAGGATGTGATTATTATTAAGACTTATCAAGACCTCTTAGCGGTAGGAAAGAATGAAACAGACAGAAAGAACTTTGTAAGGTCGCTGATCAACGAGCACAAAAGTTCAAAGGACTACCGAATCGCAAAAGAAGCGTATGAGTACTTCTGCCATCGGAACGTAACGATCAATCAGTATCAGAAGCTGTTGTACACAGTCACGGGCGAGGCGATTCCTGACAACTATTCAGCGAACTTCAAGATGGCAAGCAGACACTTCTACAGATTTCTAACTCAGGAAGTGCAGTATCTGCTCGGCAACGGAGTAACGTGGGGCGATGAGAGCACAGAGAATAAACTGGGCACGCAGAGTAAGCCGTTCGATTCCCAACTGAAGAAGGCGGCTAAGGCGGCTCTGTGGGGCAAGGCGGCGTTCGGTTTCTACGACAATGATCATGTTGAGGTGTTCGATTATCTTGAGTACATACCGCTGTTTGATGAGTTGGACGGCTCGATGAAGGCTGGTGTGCGCTATTGGCAGATAGATACAAATAAACCACTAAAGGCGAATCTATACGAGTTGGACGGATTCACCAAGTATGTATATGACCTTGACGATGATTCGACTGCGTTGGATGAGCCGAAGCGTGGATATATTCAGAAGTTGGCAAGCACCGAGGCTGATGGTGACGAGATATACGATGAGCAGAACTACCCAACGTTCCCGATAGTGCCACTGTGGGCAAATGACGAGCATCAGAGTTCGATCATAGGACTGCGTGAGCAGATTGACTGCTACGATCTTATCAAGAGTGGCTTTGCCAATACGGTCGATGAAGCGAGCTTCGTATATTGGACGATTCAGAACGCTGGCGGCATGACTGACATCGACCTTGCAAAGTTTGTCAAGCGCATGAAAACGATCAAGGCGGCAGTTGTACAGGATGACGGCGCATCTGCCGAAAGTCACACTCAGGAAGTGCCGTATGCCAGCAGAGAGGCTCTGCTCGACAGACTTGAAAAGGATTTGTACAAGGATGCAATGGCACTCGACACGGACAACATCGCAAACGGCGCAGTCACAGCCACGCAGATCAAGGCGGCGTATGAAGACCTGAATATCAAGTGTGATGATTTCGAGTATCAGATACTTGAGTTCATTCAGGGCATACTTGCGATCGCTGGCATTGAGGATGAGGCATCATTTACACGCTCTCAGTTGGTCAATCAGACGGAGCTTGTCAGCACTCTGCTTCAGGCAGGATCATATCTGTCACAGGAATACGTCACGAGAAAGATACTCGACATCCTCGGTGACGGCGATCAAGCAGAAGATGTCCTGTCCGAGATGTACGAGACTGATATGAATAGAATGATGAGCACCGAGCCTGAGCCTATAGTCGAGGACACCGAGGTGATTGAAGAGTAATGGATAAGGGTCACAAGTTCACCGACAAGGAAATAGAGCGGCTGGAGAACATCCTCAAACGGCACTACGGCAAGACGAACAAGACGGTAACGGAGATGCTGTCCAAGCACCTGAAGCAGTACGAGGACAGAATTGCCGAATATCAGGATCGTGTCGATTCGGGTGCAATGACTGAGCAACAGTACGAGGATGCTGTGTTTATGCTGATCACGACAGGGAATGACTGGGCGCAGACGGAAAATGCTATTTTGACCGAGTACGTCAAGGCTGATTCGTCTGCGATGGAATCGGTCGGTGCAAGCATGATGACCATCTATCTGTACAACCATCTGTTTAAAAGCGGTCGAATGAACAGCCGAGCAAAGGCGCACTTCCCATTCAAGTTCGAGTTGCCGAAGGTATTTAGAGATAAGAATAGTCCGTTCTCAGTGATCACAGACCTGCTCAATGGTAAAGTGTTTCACCGAATGCTACCGCCACCGAATCCCGACAAGATGAAGGACAGGCTGTGGCATAGGGTCAAATTGAATTCAGTAATCAGGCGAAACATCCGAAAGGGCAAGTCGGTGATGGACATCGCCACTGAAGTCGAGAAGATCACAGGCATGGACATAAAGGCGGCGATTCGTGCCGCAAGGACAGCATGCACGTATGCGGAAAACAGTGCGAAGTTAGATGCTATGATCGCATTCCGAGATAAGTACGGCATCGATGTAAAGAAGATGTGGTACGCAACTCTCGATGGTCGGACAAGGACACAGCATCGAGAGATTCACGGCGAGATCAGGGAACTTGAGGAGAAGTTCTCGAACGGTCTCATGTTCCCTGCTGATCCGAACGGTGCACCGAGCGAGATATATAACTGCCGATGCACAATGCTTGAAGTGATAGACGGTGTCGATTTAGACATTGCCGATGCACCGAGTGGCAAGAGTAGAGAGGAATGGATCAACGAGAAGCCGAAGCCAAAGCCGTATCCGATACCAAAGAAGTACAGGAAGGATTAGTCATGGATGGAGTAACTATAGAAGTCAAAGTCGACAATACGAACATTGTGCTTGATAATCTCGCTGATGTAAAGGTCAGGGCATTGATGAAGTGCGGAGCGATCGTGGAGAACTATGCAAAGCAGAGTGCACCTGTGGACACGGGCAGACTGCGGAACAGCATTCATCATGAGATGGAGGACGGTGACACAGTCGACATTGGAACGGATGTCGAGTATGCCATCTTTCAGGAGTTGGGGACGAGTCGAGGAGTAACGGAGAAGCGATACCTGACGAACGGTGTGCGGAATCACATTCCCGAATATAAGCGAATCATAGAGCAAGAATTCCGCAATGGATAAAAAGTGCACAAAAAAACAAAAGGCGTCTGCGGATGCCTTTTTTCATTGCCCGATAAACCTACCATTTCAGTAGGCATATACTATTTATATATTTATATTATATTTTATCTTTTATTATAATGTAGAATGAACATAATATATGCATTTAGGAAAAGTCCTATAAGAGAGAAAATTCTATAGAGAGTTTACCAAAATGCAGTTATTATGTTCATTTTTGGCGGCATTGACAGAATGTGAAAAATATGCTACTTTGTAAGTTGATAAAGCCGAATCACGAAGAAGTGTGACCGAAGCACAGGAGGTTTAAACATGGCATTTACAAGGAAGATGCTCAAGGCAATGGGCATTGAGGATGAGAAGATCGATGAGATTATCGATGCACACAGAGAAGTCACCGATGCTCTGAAAGCAGACAGAGATAAGTACAAATCTGATGCCGAAAAGCTCACCGATGTTCAGAAGAAGTATGACGACCTGAAGAAAGAGGTCGACAGCAAAGAGGACGATCCGTACAAAGAAAAGTACGACAAGGAGCACAAGGCGTTCGAGGAGTACAAGAAGACTGTGGAAGGTGAGCGCACTAAGGCGAACAAGACACAGGCATATAGGGAACTGCTCAAGAAGGCTGGTGTATCCGACAAAAGGATCGACTCTGTACTCAAAGTGACAGCGATCGATGAGATCGAGCTTGACGATGACGGCAACATCAAGGATGCCGACAAGGTTGTGGAAAACATCAAGTCGGAGTGGTCGGAATTCATCGTTACCGAGTCTCAGAGAGGTGCTGGCACGGAGAATCCGCCACGTAATGTGGGCGGTAGCAAGATGACGAAGGCTGACATTTACAAGAAGGACGATCACGGTCGTTACATTCTTTCGACAGCCGAAAGGCAGAAGGCTCTCATTGAGATGTCAGCGGAACAATAACTGACGAAAGGAAAATAATTATGCCAGCAGTAAACGTAGAAACACTTACGAATCCAAGAGATTCACTTCCAAATGTATACACTAATGTAGCCGCAAGAGAAGTCGACTTTGTCACTCGCTTCGGTGACAATTGGGAATCGCTGAGAAATATCCTCGGCATCATGCGTCCGATCAGGAAAGCGGCTGGAACATCACTCGTTTCCTATACCGCAAGCGTAGCACTTGAATCAGGTACTGTCGGAGCTGGTAAGGTAATTCCTTACAGCAAGGCGACTATCGTAGAGGCGGCAAAGGCTGATGTTACCGTTGAGAAGTACGCAAAAGCAGTACCGATCGAGGACGTTGTCAACTACGGCGCAGAGGTCGCAATTGAGAAATCCGATGATGCGTTCCTGTCACAGCTTCAGAACGTAGT